CGGCATCATGGGCACGCAGAACAACGTCTTCGTCAGCGGGGACAGCGGGAAGCTCCAGGAGAACCAGCAGAACCTGGCCTACGGCGGGGTGAAGTTCCAGTACGACCGCACCTTCCCGATCTGCACCATCGCCATGCTGCACAGCGACGCCTGGTTGCTCGCGGAGTTGACGACGGGGCAGTTCGCGGACGAGGACGGCAACGTGCTCTTCCGGGTTGCGGGCCAGGACGCCTACGAGGGCTTCTGGAAGCACCGGTACAACATCGCGTGCAAGCGCCCCAATGCGCAGGTCATCCTGACCGGCATCACGCCCACCTAGCCCCCAGCGAGGTGTAGGGGCGTGGCGCCGGCTCCCTTGGCGTCACGCCCCATTCTTTATATGCAAGACCTCTTCTACCTTGTGGCGTCGGTTGTGCTCTCGGAGTTCGGCTACTACACGTGGCTACTCATCGAGAGAGAGCGCTCGTATCGCAAGGAAGTGGAGTATGATGGCGCGACGCTGATGGAAACCGTGCGTGAGGAGTGGGGCCATGGTGATGGGTAACCGCCTGACGGCGGATGACTTGAGACGACAAGCGACGACCTCCCGGATAGCCTCCAAGTTTGGCGGTGAGCGGCGACAGCCACTGCCGGTCACCAGGATGCCCGCACCTCCCAGCGGCTCCCCTCCACTGGAGAGCCCGCTGCCATCAAAGGCGGCGGAGACCGGGGCGGTTGTTAGTTCCGCGATCGACCTGCCCGTTGCCGTGGCTTCCGCAGCCGGTTGGATCAATCCAGTGCTCGGCATCCTGCTCGGCGCGGTCGGCGGCCTCATTGGCGGCGCTGTGGCATCGGGCGAGGCGGAAGAGGAGCAGGCGGCAGCGGAGGCAATGCGGATGCGCAACGAGCGCAAACTGGGGGAGGCCCGCCTTGAGCAGCAGAGATACGAGGCGCGGGCTGTCGAGGCGCAGCAAAGGCAGGCGCCCGGGACAGGGCAGCCGCTGATGGGTGCGCCCCAGGTCGACGCGGCTCAAGTGGCCCCCGGTGGGAGCGAGCGGATCAGAAAGATACTGGCAGGTGGATAGCGATGGCGAAGTTCCCCACTGATATGCACTCGCACATCCTGCGCTCTAGGAGCGAGAAGACTCGTCATGAGCGCGAGTGGTCTGCTGCCATGCGGATGCTGTCGGGCGACCAGTGGCTCTACTGGAGCAACCGGTCCAAGGACTACAACGTGATCAAGCGGCTCCCCGGCGAGGTGCGCGTCACGGTCAACCAGATGCTCAACATCGAGCGCAACATCATCGCCAGGCTTACGCTGAACGCACCGACCCCCGTGGTGCTGCCAGCGAGCGACCACGTGGACGACATCACCAAGGCGACGGCCAGCGAGATGGCGCTGCGCTACTTCTGGCTCTCGGATAAGCAGAACCGGGTCTGGTCTTCTGCGATCCGATGGATGTGCCAGACGGGCAACGCCATCCTGCACACGTACTTCGAGCCCGGAGTGGAACTCAAGGAGCAGTTAGACCTGCTTCCCGGCGACTATCCGTCAGAGGACGGGGAGAAAGAGGACGCCGTTGTCGGGTCGAAGACAACGAAAGGCCGGGTGCGCTGCCGGGCCGTCAGTCCGTTCGATGTCTTCTTCGAGCCAGGCGTGCATAGCCCGGATGATGCTAGGTGGACCGCCATCCGCACCTACACGACCAAGGGCGAGCTCAAGGACACCTACCCGGACAAGGCTGCTGAGATCGATAACCTGCCCGACGATACCGACTACAGGCTGCTCGAATATCAGGAGTATAAGCCCTCGAACCGCATCGAGGTCTTCGAGGTCTACTGGCGCGACGGGCGGCACGCCATCCTGGTCGGGGACACCTACCTGCAGAAAGAGGTGAGTGAGGACGTGCGCGCCACCTTCCCCGTCCGCTTGATGCGCTACCACATCATCGAGGGCGACCTGTGGGGGCAGGGCCCGATGGTGCAGGTCGCTGACCTGCAGCAGCTTTACAACCGCACCAGGACGCAGATCCACGCCAACGTCAGGCTGATGGGCAACCCGCCATGGCTGGTGCCGCGAACCGCCGACATACGTAAGGGCAGCTTCATGAACAAGCCTGGCGCGGTGATCAGGTTCACCCCTGGCGGAGGAAAGCCAGAGCCTGCGAACCCGCAGCAGATGCCGTCCCATGTGCTCAGAGAGCCCTCTGTGCTCAGAGAGGAGATGAGTGATGTGGCCGGCGCGCATGGCATCACCCTGGGCAGGCGTGAGCCCGGCGTGAAGAGTGGCGTCCACGCACGCACGCTGACGCAGCAGGATGCCACGCAGCTGCTGATGACGCAGAACGAGATCGTATATGCGGTCGAGGACACGATGAAGACGGTGCTGCTGCTCATGCGACGGCACTACGACGAGTCTCGGATGATCAAGATGCTCGACTCCGCCGGCACCCCAGCGTGGCGTGCCATCTCGAGCACGGACATCGTGGATAACCCGGAGATCCACATCAACGCCGACATGCTCTTCCAGGTCGACGCGGCGAACCGAGAGGTCAAGGTGCTCGAGATGGTGCAGCTGCAGCTCATGAGCCCAGAGGAGGCCAGGGAGGCCATCAGCTTCCGCACCTACAACCAGCAGGTGGCGCAGAAGTTCCTGGCGCTCAGTCACGCCAAGGAGATGCTCCAGGCCGTCATCATGGGCAACAACATCCAGATCTTGCCCACAGACGATCTCGAGGCGTTCTTGCGTGTGTTCAATGAGTTCACGCAGTCGCCCGACTACTACGAGCTCCCGCAGGACCGGCAGGACTATATCCGGCAGATCATCGTGGATGCGTCCTTTGCCAATGAGGACGACCAGATCCACGCGGAGCAGTCTGCCAGGAGGAGCATCCACCCGAGGGAGAAGAAGCCGGCTCCAGAGCTGCAGTCTGTTGCGATGCCGGCACCCCCGCAGGGGCAGATAGGCGGCGACCCGTTTGCAGAGGTGCCATTCCCGGCAGAGGGGCAGAACGTGCCGGGGGTGTCTAGCCCGCCGATGGTCGTGCCGGGGGCAGGCTCATGATGGTCGAAGACGTGGCGGCGCTCTTCAGGCGCTACATGGACGAGCCTGACCAGACGTTCGTCGATGACGCGCAGATGGCGCAGTGGCTGTCGCTGGCCTATGACGACTTCAGGGCAGTCGTTATCGACATGGCGCCATACGTCTACGCGCAGGAATACGTCGTCACGCTTGCGGACGCCCGCATCCTCGACCTTACTGGCGTGCTGCTGGGTTCTGCTGCCCCTGCGGCGACCAGGCTCTATCAGCTCGTTGACATCTATAGGGTTAACAGCGCGACGGACACCAACAATGTGGTGCGCCGACTGGTGCCATCGCTCAACCTGAAGTCAGCCTACGATGGACGGTCGGACTACGTGCTCAAGGGCGCTGTGATCAACTTCGCGTCCGAGTATTCGGGCGTCTTCCGCGTCGACTACGTGCCAGACCAGGACGTCAACTGGGCAGCCGGCATAGCCGCTGGCACCAACGTCTACATCGACGACCTCAACAGGTTCCATGACATCATCGCGCTCACCGCATATCTGCAATACGCCATCGTCGACTCCGCCGACAATGCCCAGCTCGTGGCGCTCTTCGGGCGCAGGCAGCAACAGCTAAAGGAGTATCTCGAGAACCGGGCCGGCGGCATCGTGGAGATGGTCGTGGACCTGGAGTACATGTGAGATGGCGGTCAAGTACGAAGAGTTAGACATCCTCGGTGAGGGCATCGAGTACGCAGCACCCACCAAGGGTAACTTCGTACTCAATATGCTGTACCGCCAAGGCGCCTGGGAAGTGCGCAAGGGGTTCGGGCAGGCCGCAGAGTTCGACACCCTGATGCCCTTTAATATCGGGCAGTACGTTGCCGGTGGCTCTCCTACCGACGACTGGGGCTATAGAGAGCACCTTGGCAGCTTCATCATCAAGACCGACTTCGGCAACACGCAGATCATCAGCGTCTTTCGCGCCCTCGTCTACACAGACGAAGCCAGTGAGATCGATAGGGCATCGCCCACCACCGGCGCGTCGACCTGGGGCGCACAGATCGCAGACGTGTTCCTGGTCAGCATCTATGACGCGACCACCAGGGAGAGGTGGGAGGAGCCGCTATACGAGCACACCGCTTCGGCGGGGCTTGACATCTCAGACCTGGAGTTAAGGCACGGCAACTTCCAGTCCAACCGCGAGGATAACTGTCAGTCGTGGACCGGCGGCCAGGGAAGCGACCCGTTCTTCTTCGCCGAGATAGGCGATACGGTCTACTTCGGCTCCCGCTCGGTGCCGCTCTACGCCTACTCGCCAGCGACCTTCCGCGGCAACAGGCACCGCCAGGTCGCTACGTTTAGAGACGGCACCCATGGCGACGGGCAGTCTGGCGGTGCGCAGGCCAGGGCGGAATGGGCTGGCCCATACTCAGAGAGCTCGCTCGTCTGGCGGGTGCGCCCAACGAACGGCCCGTACACAGACACGTACAACTATCGCACGTCGTCTTCGCTGCCGCAGCCAGAGGCCATGATCGCCTTCGATGGTGCGCTGCCCACCGACGACCTGGAGGCCTTCTTGCGGGTCTTCAACGAGTTCTCGCAGTCGCCCGAGTACTACGAGCTGCCGATGGACCGACAGGACTACATCCGGCAGATCATTGTCGACGCGGCGTTCGTCAACGAGGACGACCAGATCCATGCGGAGCAGAGCGCGAAGAAGACCGTGCATCCGAGGTCAAAGACAGCGCCGCCGCAACCTGCGGCCGTCGCCGCACCATCGCCCCCGCAGGGCCCGGTTGGAGCCGACCCGTTTGCCGATGTGGCGTTCCCGGCAGAGGGGCAGAACGTGCCGGGCGTATCTAGCCCGCCCATGAACGTGCCGGGGCCGGGGTCATGATGGTCGAAGATGTAGCTGCGCTCTTTCGGCGCTACATGG